GAAATTGTCCTTTAAGGATAAATTTATATATTATCAGATACATGATAGATCTAGGTTAACGAGATCCGTAAAATTTCGGGGTTAGCATGGCAGAAGATGAAAGGACATTCACTCAGGCCGATGTCAATCGGATTGTATCGGATAGACTCAGAGAAGAGAAGGAAAGGCATGGAGACAACGAGGCCCTACGGGCCGAAAATGCAACCCTTAAAGCATCTCTCTTATCCGAGCAAACCACCAGACAGGCATTAGAGGTTAAAGTGTCACTGAAGGAAGAGACCGAACTCAGGCAAAGAATAGCCAAAGAGGTAAGCCTTCCTGAGGGATTAATTCCACTCATAACGGGCAAAACTGAGGATGAAATCAGATCAAACATGAAGATCATGGTTGCATCCATAGGACCAGGCCCGGCAATTGGAGCCGCAACAACGCCGGCTACTCCTGCCCCAACGCGCTATACTAGGGCGCAAATTGACCAGATGGCACCGGAGGACATTGAAAAGAATTGGGTAACCATCGAGAAGCAAATAGCAGATGGCTCCCTAAATCGGTGATTCGATGACGGTAAACAACTTTATTCCCTCTATATGGAGCGCAAAGCTCCTGGCGAGCCTGAAGAAGGATCAGGTCTTTACTCAGGCAGGCGTAATGAATCGTGACTACACGGGCGAGATTAGCGGGCAAGGTTCCGTAGTCAAAATCAATGGAATAGGCCCCGTGACTATCAGGCCCTATGTCAAGAACATGCCCATTGTGGCCCCGGAACCCCTGTCCGATGCACAGACCAGCCTTACCATAGACCAGGGCAATTACTTCAATTTCGAGGTTGACGACATTGACGTAGCTCAACAGACTCCTAAGATCATGACCGGCGCAATGGCCCAGGCATCTTACGACCTGACCGACGTGGCCGAGATGTATCTCGCCGATCTGTTGTATGATGGGGTGCCCGCTGGAAACAAGATAGGCACTGACAGTGATGCTGGTGCTATCATTCCCAACAGCACCGTGGGAACTACTGCCTATGACTATCTGGTAGATCTCAGCACAAAGCTGAGTGAGGCCAAGTGCCCCAAAGCTGGAAGATGGGTTATCATCCCTCCCTGGTTCACCGGGCAGCTCGTAAAGGATGACAGGTTCACCAACATAAGCGCCTCTGGCAGCCCTGAAGCCCTCAGGAACGGCATAGTTTCCAGGGTGGCTGGCTTCGATGTGCTGGAATCTCTTAATGTCCCGGTCGTCACCTCCGAAGGCAAGGATAACAGCGAGATCATAGCCGGACACGGCATGGCCGCGTCCTATGCCGAGCAGATCAAGAAGGTGGTGGGCTACAGGCCGGAAGACTCATTCAGCGATGCTGTGAAGGGCCTTCACGTGTTTGGTGCTAAGGTGGTTCGTCCTACCTGCCTGGCTCTCCTGACTGCAAGGGCGGTGGCTTAGATGAGACACCTTACCATTTTTGCCGTCCTGGCAAGTCTCATGATGCTGTCCACCAGCGCATTAGCAGTGCGTGCAGTAATCCAGCCAACCGTAGGCGTGGCCAACGGGCAAGAGTCAGTTGGGTGGTATGCCATCGGCACGGGCGGCCATTACTACAATGCATCCATAGACGGCTCTCAGCTCCTCATAGTCAATACTTCCACCATAACCACAACTGCCGGTATTAACCTAACTGTGGTTGCTGGTGAGTATTGGAGAGAGGCCCTAGGGGATGCACTCTTTCAACTGCCTGCGAACCATACCTATGTTCTCGGACCTTTTGAGAGTTCTAGGTTTAAGCAATACAACGAGACGGTGCTTATCAACAGCAATGCCACGCGCGGGTCTATTGCCCTTGTTCAACTGCCCTGAGGAGTCAGGGCTATTAATTTTTAAGAGGTGATACATATGGCAGATTACATAGATCATACCGGCGCAGATACCTATTTCGGCACAAGGCTCTATGCTGCATTGTTCACAGCGGCTACCGATGGAGACAAAGAGAGTGCTCTGCACATGGCAACCCAGGCTATCAATTGCCTGCCGCTCAAGGGGTGGGAGGCTGACCCGGCTACTCAGGTTAATGCATTCCCTCGATACATCCCACTGGCGAGAGGCGGCTTTATGGGTGATGGGGTGACAGTCCCCCAGGCGGTAATTGATGCATGCTGCGAAGAAGCATTAGAGATTATCACGACCGGCAATAATTCCCGCAGATCCCTACAGGACCAGAACGTAGCCTCATTTAAGATGCTTGATCTATCAGAGACATTCGCCCCAGCTCCTGGGCAGCCCACCCTAACCTCCCGCGTGGCAAGGCAGATGATGAGGCCCTACATAGCAGCAGGGGTGCCGATAGTATGATGATCGATGACTACCTTAACCAGGTGGGCGAGAAAAAGACATCCGTGCTGTGGACTCTCTACAACGATCTGAGCGCGCCGTCTCCTCTGGTCTTAACCAATACTGCCCCAACAGTGACGTTCCGGTGCAAGATTACCTTATCGGTTAGCGGTGCGCATAATGATGTTACTGGTAGTGTCACCGTCAATGCTGAAGTAATCTCGTTTACATCGGCTACCACCAAGATCACCACCACTAACTTAACAGCATTGCCTACCGTGACTTGCCAGAACCTCGACTGCAACGTTAAGATATGGTGCATCGATACGGGCGGCGCGGACATTATGCAAGTCTCTTATGCAGACTTCTTTTGCAGATGGGAAGATGTCAATGTCCTATTCATGAACAATCTAGGTGCATGGACTCAGAGCAATGCCAAGGTGGTATGCAAAGAGGCTTATGCGGTTGGGGATTATCTCAGGAAGGACGGCACAACTACAGAATACCCTATTAAGCAGGCAGTGGTTGTAACTGACTTAGATGCTGTGGAGCAGTTTAGAAAGTACATGCTTTGAACGGCGGCAGTATTTCTTATGTAACTAAGTACACAAGAAAGGACCAGGCCCGTTACATAAGAAACTGAGAGGACTAACCTCAGCCAATTTTTTCAAGCGTTAGAAATATATGCTCATCCCGTGTTTTATATATACTAATTAGAACACTTTTAGGCCACTGAGTAAGGGAGGCTTACGGCGTGGCTAGCGTGTATAAACCGGACGAGGTGATATCCATGATGGTTGTTGCAGAAGAGACGATGAAGAGAGATGATTTAATCGCGGGTATCGCAGAAGGACTAGAGGACTTCATAGAAGGCCGGTTCAAGCACTTCAAAACCGATGAAGAGATGGAAGCTTACCTAATGAGCCTTTGATCTTGGATCAATATGGCCGAGTCCATCATTACAGAACATTTTAGCAGAAATTTTCATGATTTAACAGATAAAAATCTTGTTTTTAAGAGACAAATTGTAAAGAAAATGGCTGGTATCCGACAAAATCCAGAAATTGGAGAGCCAAAGAGTGGGAATCTAAGGGGACTCAGAGGCTTACACATCTCGGAGCACTTCGTTATCATCTATTTTATCTATAAAAATTATGTGATATTTATAGAATTGGAACATCATGATAAAGCCTACGACACATCCGAAGGCTTAATGGATCGTATATTGGAAGACGTACGGTTGCTTTCCTCCTTAAACACGCTAGAAATTCCAACTGAAGAGTTTGCCTTTTTTGTAAGATCCCTTCGCAAGCGTACATGATGTTATGCACCCATTATGCAAACCTTGATTACTTAGCATAACCTATGCATAACACATGCCTCGCGTGACGGTCTCCCTTGCTGATTCAATCCTGATTAAAGCTGATGAAGAGGCGAAGAAAAGCAACTTATCGCGATCTGAGTATGTGGCTAAGGCTATTGAATCATATGTTACAGGCAGTAATCAGGCCAATTTAGAATTGCATAACGCTCAATTGGAGCTGAATAAAAGCCAAACTGAAGTTATGCAACTGAAGCGACAAATAACGAAATTAGAGAATCAGCTAGCAGAAAAAGATAGAATTATAGAATCGAAGGCTAAAGACGTTATGCAGGCGGAAGAAAAGCTTAATCAGGCGTATGCAGAGAGTAATCAGGCCCGCCAGGAAATAGCAAAATTCGAATCCGCTCTGAATGCCAAAGAAGATGAAGTATCTTTCCTTCGTGGCCATGTGGCTCAGCTCACCCAAAGCATAAGCCAATTAGCCTTAAAGCCGGGCGATGAGGAGATCAAGAAAAAAGGATGGTGGCAGTTCTGGAAATAGGTACGACGGACTTTTATAAAAAAAAGTAAAATACCTATAGGAAGGCTTAACGCTTCCCGAGATATCTCTTGATGTCCTTCACATCTTTTTCGAGATCTTTCACCTTAAGTTTATCGCTCTTTACTAAATGTTCTGCCAGACTATCCATACATCTTCTGCAAATTCCAGCCTTACCGAATGACGGCACCCAACCTCCAATTGCGGACGACTCACAAAACACGCAGTTAGCCATTTAATTTCCTCAAACATAGATTAATTTTAAGGATAAATAGATATCTGAGTAAAACAACATGAGATCATGAGTGAAATAAAAATAACAAATGGGAAAGTGCAAATAGACGGGAAAGATATCAACGATTTTAACATGATTTTGATTAGTTTAAATGGAGACCCTGATCCAATAACTCCTTCTGATATAGGGATATCTTATTACAATAAGGAACAGCTTGAATATATTGAGCACAAATACGAGATTGAAGAACTTACCCTTATTGCTAAAGTAAAAAAAGTGATGCCCTGAGAAAACTTGAACTCATCTCTTGGATGTGGATAGAAGAGAATTAATTCAATTGAACTTTGAACTAATTTCTATCTATCTCTCTAATCTAACTATATATTATATATCTATCTATATGTATCTCTATCTCAAAGTAATCAATATCAGTAAATCGCGTAAATTCCCACGCGATCAATGCAGAACTTGACCCTTAACGAGAGAGACCCAAATTAGTTAAAGGTTCAATTGAACTAATTTTGATCTATTTAAATGTCAAAACCAATTTACGTTTATCGCTATGCAGAGGCTTTATCTCTATATCATCCTTCATTGAGGCTATAAGCATTGAGAAAAGCGGCTTGGTGAGATGCATCTTTAGGCGTGCATCCTTGCTTAACATCTTGCCACCATTGGCCGCGAGCAGGGCCCGTAAGATCTCGCCTCTATCCCTCTGCAACGGCTGAGCTTCTTTCTTGGTAGCTTCTCGAAGCTGGCCTATAAGCCGGAGCTGGATAAGCTGGTTATCTGCTTGAGTCTCTTGTGTGGCTTCCAAGGCAGCTATCTTCTCATCTTGGCGGGCAACTGTGGCTTTGAGATCCCTAACATCATCCTGCAAAGGCTGGATGGCTCTGGTAATGATATCCTGGAGCTGGCTGGAGGTAAGCACAAAAACAGATTCTTCTGAAGGCGGTACAAAATCGGCTTGCATCGCTTGGGACGCAAAGCTATTTATCTTAGCTAAGGCTACATTATTCATACGCATACGCTCCTTCTCGGAGTTCCTGGCCGGGTGTTGGAAGCGCCCAGGCCAGAAATTACATTTTTACTACTATTATTGGACTCAGATTATTTGTAATAATTATAAAGTTATGCTTGGTAAAACATTAATCAGATAAATCACTCTTTTCAGAGGACATCAAGAGGTGTCCAGCTACATCAAAGGCGTGGGAACGATTGCGGTATATTCTTTTGTCAATTTGTTTATCAATCCATTCTGCGACTTCAGCATCAACTGAAATTGACAGCTTCACCATTTTTGCGGCCATGGTCAATATTCTACTCTTTCCTATCATATATACCTTATCCTACTTTTCATACCGAAGATTACTTATACTTACAAATCTTACTAGGTAATCGAAGGTATGATAAATGGTAGGAAGAACATTAATCCAAGTCGAAAAACCGACAACTCAAACCGTACCGGCTGTGAAATCGCTATTAGCCTACGTGGGCCGGGCAAGCGACCCCATGCCAATCTTTGTAGAGCTGAAAGGCGGAGTGAGGCTGACTAGGAGCAAGAAGGGCGATTGCTATTACACCACAACGTCCACAGACTGCTCCTGCAAGGCCCGGACATTCAATCCCGGTACTCCCTGCAAGCACATGAAGGCGCTACAGGCCGGTAATAGTGTGGAAGCATCGCGAGCGCAGGCCAGGGCATACCAGGCCCGCCAGAGAGAGCTGAAGGGGAAGGGCAGCTCCTCTCCTGCAGAAGCTGCGCAGCCGGCCAGACGACTTGCCAGGCCGCCAGAGGATCGCATCAAGCCCGCTCTTCCTGCTTTCCGGCCCTTTGACACGCTGCCCGGCGAGAAGGCGGTGGGAGGTGCCTGAGATGGTCACCCAAACATTTTTCATTAGATCTTACAATCTTGAAGTAAGATACGGAGGAATTGAATGAAGATAATCGCCATATTAATGCTTGCCATGCTACTATGCGCTGTAAATGCGGAGGCAGTTGATTTTAAGCTTGGTGAGTTCGATATTACAATGAACCCACCCGCAACAGTAGATCATATCAGCTATGCAAGCGACCCTTACGACGACATTGAGGTAAATACGGCCACTATCAAGGATCTATTCCTAACCTATAAGGTGACCATCCTTAAGTCTTTGTCCAAGCCTGTTGAAGAGTTTAAGAGTACCCCGATACCCGGTTACTATGATTCTTTATCAGATACAAAAATAGACGGTAAATCAGCGGTCATGATATTAGCTAATAAATTCACAACTGTTGAATATGTGAAAGATGATAAGACTCTGATAACATTGCGATTTGAAGAAGCCGAAGGAACTGATAGCTCAAATTCAATTGCACAGACCATAAAGAGCTTTAAAGCAACGCGAGCCTGAGGTGTAATCACGAAGAAAGTCATAATAATTTTAGCATCTCTGCTTATCGTGTCGATTGCAGGGATAAGCATGGCTGCTTCCACATCTGATTCATCATATGATGGCCGTACCTTTGATCAACTCAGCACCGACTTAGAGAACGGCGCCATGATACTGGATTTGACAATTGGCCGAAAAGCAGGAAGAGCAGAAATGCTCGGAGAAATAGAAGCGAGTTATTCTAGAGAGGACATTAGCGACTATAACAAAGTTCTAAAAAATAGATGCTATGAGTCGCGTTATAACGAGCTTAAGATAAAGTACCCAGATGCCCGTCCCTCGCCGCCAGGTGCGCTGGTGGATGAATACGGAGACTATATTGGACCGGGTGCATCATATGATAGCGACACCTTCTATCCCAATGAAACCGTAGTAACGTATCTGGTATGTGGCCTGGAAGCCGGAAGAGCAGAAGTAGTAGGACAAGTGCTTGAAGCGAATTATTATGGAAATGGAACTGAAAAAATAGACGAGACCACATTTACCGGAACCATTACTCAATGCAACACAGCAATTCGAAACTATAACAAACTTCTAAAAACTCACTGCGATGAGTCTAATTACCGTTATGACGAGCTCAAGATAAAAGAATTCAGAATTGTCGAGGAGGTAAATACAGCCCCGCCCATAGTTTATCATGGCATCAAGAATCCGTGAACTTCAAGACAAATACATCCCCCTAAAGCGTCACCACAAGCAAGCGCCATGATAGTGGGCCAGGGAGCACTTTCTTTTTTTGCTCCATGCCATAATGGATAAAGAATAATCTGCTTTTGTGATATGATTTAAAGGCATAAGATACTTTTATCATTACATAAACTATAAATACGATGACGGGAATCCTACATGTGAGGCGATTAGAGCAGTGCACCTGCCTTGAAGCATGATCATTGCGGTCGCTAAGCACTTTACCACAAGTGGCAAGGTGTCGTGTCGTCGCCACGAGCGGGTTTTGACCCGTCGGTCCTCAGATAAGGGGGCATCGATTAATCCGGTGTCTCTGGAGTGGTCGAGGCGATCTGTATAACCCGTGTCGACAAATTCCAGAATTGATTAGCTACACGAGCGGCTGTAGCCACTCGAACGGCTCTTGCCTTCTGGTAATATGACGACCACGTCGGCAAAGTTCAAGTTAAGTCCTGTGATGGGCTTCAATGCAGGTCGCACCACAAGTGCCGCCCCCTAATATATATTCTATCAACTGTTCAATATCTGCACCCGATCAGGGTAAAGCGGGGAAAGCCGATTTCATATATCCTATCTACTTTTCTGATGCTTTGTATTTCTAGCACAATCGATAATAATCATTTTATCATATAACAAAAATTTTAAGGCACGTATTGTTTTTTGACAAATCGTTTAAGGTGGTAAAGAATGGAACTAAAATTCAGACGAAAGCTGTCTACAAACAAATTCGGATACGTCTATCTGAATGTCCCGGCTGAGATCGCAAAAGCGCTAGCTTGTGAGCATGTGGACTTGATATGGAAAGATGGTGGAGTCCTAATGGTTCCTGTTTGATGTTTTTATATAATTATCTGTAACGCTTTTAGAAAAGATTTTGAGCCCGTCCGGAGGCGAATCCGAACGGCTCGATATGTGAGGTTTTGAAATGCCTGATAGCAATGAAGTAGCCTTAGCTACAAAAAACTTCCCACATAGAGAGGAAGATAAAATCGTATCATCGCTGGTAGGATATCAAGTGGAAGGATCACTTGACGGTGGTTCTCGATTTTGGGGAACGCTGGCCAGCGTAGATGAGAAGTGGCACTACGTCCGGGGACATCGCGACCAGCCTATCATGATCAAGAGGAGCAAAATCTCTCGACTGATGGCGGTGGATTAAATGGCCACACTCACCGCGCCGCACACGTTGGCGAAATCCCGGCATTGGGTAGTACATAAGAACAAAGCGCCCGTAGGCCGTGAGGGGATGAGCGGCTGGAACCAGGCCGAAAACTGGTTTACGTATACCGAAGCAATCGAGAAGCTGAAGGGTGACGATTACGATGGGCTTGGGTTTATTGTCGCTCGTGAATCTGGGAGAAAGGATCGTCAAATCATCGGCGGCGATCTCGATAACTGCCGCGATCCTATCACCGGTGAGGGGTCAACATGGGCAGTAAAGATACTAAAGGATTTAGACACATGCTCAGCTCCTTCCTACTCAGGCTGCGGATATAGATTCTTTTGTCTAGGTAAACTTCCGGACGGGCTCAATGAGATTGAAGGCCATGGTGCCGACGATCTACCGGACGAAATGAAAGAACATATCCTGACCGCCAAACCAAGTGCACGAGCGAAGCTAGACAAATACGGCCCGGCAGAAGTTTGGAATGGAATAGAGATTTATGAGGATGGCCCCAAACACCTGACAATCACAGGACAATGGCTTCCTGAATATCCATCCGAGCTACAATACCGCGCCGTGGAGTTACTGGCGGCGATTGCACCTTACTTAAAAGAAGCTCCACCCACCACATCTCCTCCGCGCGCGCCACCCACTACACGCAAGACGAGCGGATCTAAATTTCCGCAACTGAATATTTTGGACGTGATCGATACAAGTGGCTTCTCTGATTCAGGCCCCGAGCTGGTAGGCGCTCACCCAGGAATCGGCAGTGTGACCGGTGCCAATCTCAAAGTTAATGTTGGCAAGAACAGTTGGTGCAGCTTCCACAACGACCTGAAACGGGGCGGTGACCCGTGGGTGTGGCTGGCGTGCGAGTGTGGAGCAGTCCAGTGGGAGGAGGCAGGCTCCGGCGCGTTGACGGATCCAATAGTCATCTCCACAACGATGATGCACGCCGCAAAACGTGGCCTCATCCCGGAAACTCCTGATATAGTGGCAGCATTCAGGCGGTCGAGGGTGGAGAAGAAGCCGGAGGAGCCGAAAGGCCCGACCGTGCTCGATGCTATCAAGGCACTGTCTGGAGTATGCGATGGGGCAACGACAAAGGATGGCATGGGCTTTACCAAGTTTGATCGTGAAACGCATGAAGGCCTCATCAGGAAGGCAGTAGCTGGCGGCGAATTATCGCGAAAACAAGAGAATACCGCATATGCATTAGCGAAAAAATATAGAAAGCAACTGAAGGGACTGGGCATAGAATACGACCTG